GCAGTGTAGCGGTGCATGGCCTGGGTCAGGGGCCCAGCGGAGGCGTCCCCGGCGCTCTCGCTCTGGGCATAGGCGCTGAGGGTCATTTTCAGCCCGCCGTCATACTCGATGGTCTGGGCCATGACGGGGACGGTGTGGCGCGCACCCTGGCCGTCGGCCACGGTGATGATGTCCCCCACCTCGAAGCGCAGGTCGCCCAGCAGGCTGACCTGGCCGCCCCGGTAGGTCAGGCCGCCCAGGCGCGCAAAGATGCCGTCCAGCACCTCCTGGGTCATCCAGGGGTTCGCCAGGCTCACACCGGTGGGGCCGTCGCCGGAGGTCAGGCTGACCGTTTGCTCCGTGGAGGATGTGGTGGTGTTGCCTTCGGCGTCGGTCTCGCTGGAGACATCCGTCGTTGTAACCGAGCACTGCAACCTGCCCAGCGACCAATCCTTTGGGGCGAGGCTGGCCCCGCCGGCGTAAATCTGATCCCCGTCCAGTGTGAGGCCGGTGGCGGTAAACCACCCCACCCGCAGGGCCCCGTCCCCGTCGATGCAGGCGTTGCCGCCCAACAGGGCGGCCATATAGCCCGCCATCTCCCGGAGGGTGTAGCCCGCCGTCACGCCGGAGACCGGCACATCCTCTGCCTCCGGCTCTGCCAGGGCCACCCCGGCCTGTTGGGCCACGTCCCGGAGGACGGCCTTGGCCGTAGTTGGGCCGGTGCGGGTGGGATCGTAGCCCGCCTCCATCCTGGCGTACATGGCGTCGTATCCGGTCAGGGTGACACGGCCCTCCACGGCGGGGGCCTCGGTGATGGTATAAACCCCAAGAGAGACCTCCTCCAGTTGCCCGTCCACCGTACGGCCCAGCCAGACCCGCGCCGTCCGGTCCAGCAGGCTGACGGGCGGCCGGACCACCACGCCCGTCAGCACGGCCGCCGGGGCCGCCCCCAGGGTCAGCCGGTCGGAGGCGCCCACAAGGGAGGCGGCGACGGTCAGGGACTGGATCGACTCGCTCCCGATCTCCGTCCCGTCCGCCAGCACCAGCCGGGCGTAATACCGGCCGGCGGAGGACAAAAAGCCCTCGCTCACTGTTCGCATGGTTGTTTCGATGCCTCCTTATTGCTCGATACCGGATATCGTGGCGCCTGTGATCTGGCTGTTGGAGCCGATGCTTCGGACGGTGAAAGAGGGGCTGCCGAAGTACACAGTCTTGGAAACAGTGGCGCCATTGATGTCGGTATACTCCAAAATGGAAAATGGTTGATCTACCTTGCCCACCGCCTGGCGGATTAACTCGGCCTCGGCGGGAGTCAGCCTCCCCCAAGTGATTTGTACGGTGGTCTTGATTGCGATGATGTTACCGAGCATCTTCCCGCTGGAACTTCGGCCGGCGTTGGAGCTCCATATTTTTTCTGAGGAGATTACGACGCCTTCCCGCTTCGGTGTGGGCATGTTGATGCCGTCGATGGTTAACGTGTAGCTGCTCATAGGCATTTCTCCTCTCAGAAATACAGCGGGCTGGACCCCGTGGCACGGGTGGACGCATTAATCGACTGGATCACATGCTCCGCGACCTTTTCACTGCCGATGTGGACTTCCACCACCATTTGCCCCGTCCCGGCGCTTGCGCTATCGAGCTGCGTGGCAATCCTTGCGGCCAACTCATCCATCCAGCCCGTATTGCGTTCCAGAGGGAGCACCGCTTCCCGGCCTGCCTCGCCGATCTGCGCCAGAGTGGCGCGGTTAACCACGCCTCCACGGGCCAGCATTGGGATGGAGACCCGGGGGAGAACCTTGTGGATGGTATGATTCAACGGCGTTATGACGTTGCTGTTCATCCAGGACTTGATATTGCTGATCGTGGCGGTCAAAGTTATTTTTCCAGTGACGGATTTGTCCTTCAGGTTATCCCAGTCGTTTTTGATGCTGTACCAGCTCTGCGCCCGGGCGCCCTCTGCGGTTTTGGTAACGCTGCTGCTTTTCCAGCCGCTCCAGTCGGTTTTCACGGCGGAATAGGTGCTGCCCTTGCTGCCCAGGGTGGTCTTGGTCACAGCTGCGCTTGTCCATCCGTTCCAGTCGCCTTTGACGCTGGAATAGGCGGCGCCTTTGGTTCCTTGAACGGTTTTGGTGATGACGTCGTCCCGCCAAGCGGCCCAATCACCTTTGACTTCGGTATAAGCAGCAGCCTTTACGCCGTTGGCCGTCTTGGCGACGGCGCTGCTTTTCCAGGCCGTCCAGTCTTTCTTAACGGAGGCATAGGTGGAGCTCTTAGATCCTTTGGCGGTCTTGAAGATGGATACATCCGTCCACTTGCGCCAATCCGTCTGAACACTGGCATAGGCGGAGGTGGTTTTTCCCTGGAGGGTTTTGGTGATGGTTTCATCCGTCAGCCCCTCCCACTGTTTGACGCCCTGAGCAAAGCCGCCGGAGCCGCCAGAAAAGCTGCCGCCCTTCAAGTCCAGGGTCTTGGTGGCTTTCCCGCCGGTCAGGCTGGACCACCACTTCTTAACGGTGTCCAGAATCCCCAGGCTGTTTTTGCTGCTTTTGGAGCTTCCGCCCCCCAGCAAGCCGGAAAACAGGCTGGAAAACAGCTTTGCGCTGCCCTGGCCCGTGGTAGCCAGGCCGCTGCCCATTGTCTTGAGGCCGCCCAGAACGTCCATGGTGTAGAGGTCTCCAAAGCCCTCGATAAACTGGGAAAAGCCCTCCCAGCCGTCGCTTATGCCCTCCAGGAACAGGTCCAGATTGGACGGACCCAGCGGTCGCCGGGACGAAGCAACATACTTTTCTCCGGTTTTGTCTGGGGGAGGGGTGATCTCCTTCTCCTGCAGCGGTTTTTTGGTTTTGCAGGAGGATGATATCTGAGCCTGAACGGCCACCTCCACCCGGGTCTGAACCACCACGGTCAGTTGATGGAGCAGCTTTTTCAGGACGGCTTCGCTGGTGAGGCTGTTCCATTGCTCCAATAACTGATCGAAGCCCTTGCCCTTTACCAGGTTCAGGGTCGTGGTGACAGAGCGCGGGGTCATCAGACGGCTGATCTGTTTGACTGCGTCACCCAGGTTGCCGATCAGCAATTCCACGGAGAGGTTGAGATCATTGATGGAATCCTTGGTCTGTTCCGCGCCGCGCTGAAGCGCTTCATTGGCTTTCGCCGCCTGGCTGACACTGGGGGAAGTACCGGAGGAGGGGCTGCCTTTCGAGCCGCTCCCGGAGGAACCAGCGCCGCCGGAACCGCCGGAGGACTGCTCTGACAATTTAGTGATTTCGTCAAAGCCCAGCACGTCCCGTTTTTCGCTGCCTGAGCCACCAGCGGCCGCTTGATCGGCATCCTCGATGGCGTCCTCCGCGTCTTCGGCAGCATCGGTCAGGTCGTTGAAGTCTTCGACGGCCCCATCTGTGTCCACATCGAAGGAATTGTCAGGATCGTCTTGATCCTGGGTCCAATCGGGGGGCTCCATGCCGAACAGGCGGTAGAGCCAGGCTGCGCCGGATTTGATTTTGCCGACGATGGCATCCAGGGCGTTGGCGATGGCGTTAACCACCGGCTGGATGACCGACCACACTGTGTTGACCGCGCCCATAACGGCGCTCATAGCGTCCAGTACCGCCGGAAAGCCGGTTTCGATCAAAAATTGGAACAAACCCTTTAGAAGGGTTCGCAGGGGCTCCAGGTTGTCCCAGGCGGTCTTGAGCGCGGAGACAACGGTGGTTTTGAATTTGCGAAAGGATGTTTGGATGGGCCCCAGGTCCAAACTGCCGATCCAACTTTCGAAGGCGTCCACCTGATCCCGAACAAAACCAGTCAGCTCGCCCACGGCAGAGGTGAGGCTCTTGACAATAGGAACCGCCCCGGCCAACAGCGGTTCGCCTGCAACGGCCATGAGCTGGCGCCAGGCCTCCTTGAGGTTGCCGGTGACGTTTTCCCAGCCGTCGGCCTCCCGGGCGGCCTGGCCCATGGCCCCAGACAGGGCATTGGCGTCCTCCACCATCTGGAGCAGGGTGAGCTGCTTCTGATCCTCCGCCAATTCGGCGAAGGATTTGCCGTAGAGCTTGTTTGCCGCGGCATTGCGGGTGGTCTCGGTGCAGGACAGGCCCAGGGCGGCGTCGTTCTCAAAGTTGCCCTTCAAGAAGGATTTGAGCGTTTCCGAGGTGTCCTCCAGGCTGCGGTCGTAGTAGGCGGCGCTGTCGGCGGCGGCGGTCAGCGCCCGCTCGGTCAGGTCGAGGGCCTGGGCGCTGGCCATGCCAGTGGTGCGGGCGAAGGCAAAGATGGAGGTGGCCGCGCCCCGCAGCCGGGTCTCTACAATGCCAGAGGCGGCGGCCACCCGGCTGACCATCTCCTCCGCCGGGCCGCCCAGGGCGCCAAAGGCCTGCTCAAACTGGCTGTTCGCGGCCTGTACCTCGGCGGCGGTCTCCAGCGCCTGCTTGCCGATGCGGACAATATCGCTGACGACCTTTCCGGCGGTCAGCGCCCCGGCCACCTTGCCCAGGGTGGAACTCAGTTTGCCAAAGCCGCTCTCCATGGTGCGGATACCGCGGTCAAAGCCGCTGGTGTCCATCTTTGTGGAAATTCGGATCGCACCGTCAAATGATGCCATAAGCGCCGCCTCCCTCCAGCAGGTTCAAGAAATTCCGGGCGTTCTCCTCCCGCTCCCGGTCCCCTGGTTGGGAGGGAGGCAGGGCGCTTTCACCCATGCGCTCCAGCAGTTGTTCCTCCTCGCGGGAAAGCGTGCCGCGCAAATACCCATCCCGTAAGTAGAGAAGCTGGTAGAACTGGCATTTCGGGGGCAAATCATTGAGCAGAGACAGGAAGGCCCACCAGTGCAGCTCGTCCCTGGCCAAATCAATGCCGTATTGACCGCAGAATGCGGAATAGACCAGCCCGCCGTCCCGGGTAAAGGAATAGAGCCGAACATGCTCCTCCGGTTCATCCTCTTCCGACTCCTCACCTGACCCCTCACCGCCGTCCAGAAACCGGAGGGCCAGCATCAGGGCCTGCTCCCGGAACCGGTCCGGCAGGGGCTGGGGGAACAGGCGGCGGAGCAGGATTTCCTGCTGCTCTTCCGAGGTCAGCTCCTCATCCTCATAGGCCAGGATCACAGGCATACAGTCGGAAAAGCGCCAGCCCAAGGGATGCTCCACACCGCCCAGCCGAACACGGGTGGGGAAGCCCCGGAGCAGCGGATTGGGCCGGGCCATTTACACCAGCCCGTCTCCGGCAGGCTCCGCCTCCTGGGGGAGGTAGCGGTTCAGCCTGGAGCGGCGGCTTTCTCGGATGAGTTCAGTCAACGCGCCGAAGAAGTCCTCGAAGGGTTCTGGGGTGCTGGGCAGACAGCCGAAGGCGGCGTCACAGGTGCCGGAGCCAAAGAGGTTATCGATCGCGTAGCAGAGCTTTTGACTGATTTCCTGAATCAGGGCCAGATAGCCCTCGTCGTCCTCCTGTGCCAGGGCGGCGGAGCGGGTGCGCAGCTCTTTGATAGCGCTGTCATAGACGTCGATCGTATCCCGAAAGCGGTTGACGAAGCCCAGATCACCGGGGTTGAAGGAAAGAGTGCCGGTCTTTTCGTCATCCCGATAAATGGGGACGGTCAGCTTGCCGGACTTCATTTTCAGTTCCATATGGTCTCCTCCTTATGTAGAACCCGGACAAGCGATGCTCAGCCGGATTTACTCAATTTTCTGGCGTTGGTTTAGCCCGCCGCGGCGATGTCGGGTGTAAAGGTCTTGGTGGTGGGGTTAAACGTGCCGGAGGTGGGGTCGCCGTTCAGGCTGACGGTGTAGTTAATCACCAGATTGCCACCGGCGTCGCCGCCGAAGTCGTCGATCTGGATGGCGCAGCTGTTCTGCTCAGCGGAATAGCTCGTTCCGGCAGGTGTCTCAAAGGCGTTGACCAACAGGATCTGGGTCAGGCAGTCATCGCCCACGGCCCGGGCTTTGCGCAGGCTGTTGACGAAGTCGAAGCAGGGCTCGCCGCTGTAAACCGTCTGGGGGGTGGGGATGTTGGGCTGATAGCTGTCC